AGAACTTCGTGCCAATATCGTTGCAAACGGACGCATTGAAATTGGTATCTACGGATATGTTTGCGTAGTTAATCGCTACCCAACCGCATTCCGCAAGCTAGCAGTAGCCTAATTTAACTGAGTGCCTGTGGTTGCTCCCGATCACAGGCATCCATTAATGGGAGTTTAGAGAGGAACTTATGCCTACAATTATAACCGCAAGTCAATTGCGTTCCGTATTGGGTGTAAGTTCCGCTCTTTATGATGACACTTATCTAAATCAAATTATTGACACAGCAGAAACAGTTATTCTGCCAATGCTAGTTACATTCAAAGCACCAATCGAGAAAGTATCGCTGTCAGACAATGTTGCTACATTTACGACATTGGGAATACATGAATTTACGGAAGGACAATCAGTTGTCATCACAGGATGCGGATCGCCTTACAACGGAACAAGAGCAGTCTTGGCAGATAATCTTGGACAATATACCTTTTCGCAATCGATCACTAATGCCGATATACTCGAAGCTAATGTCATCCCATCCGGAACTGCTGCCCTATCTGGCGCATCAACTTATGTTGGAAACGCAGCTGTTCAATCAGCCGTCTATACAGTTTCAGTTGAAGTCTTCCAAGCCCGACTTGCTGGCGGAGGACAAATCGAAGGAGTAGATTTTACTGCAACTCCTTTTAGAATGGGCAGATCATTATTTAATAAATGCGTGGGCATATTGGGAAGTTACATCGACACCGAAAGCATGTGTCAATAAATGCCAGCATCAACAATTCTTTCATCTGTTAGACAACCACTTGCAACTGCTTTAGCCGGTGTGGCTGGAAATGTTTATGCTTTTGTGCCAGAAACAGTTATTCCACCAGCAGTTGTGTGCGTTCCGCAATCTCCATATCTTGAAATTGAAACAATTGGAAAATCAATAATTCGCTGTCGTGTAAATATGACAATCACAGCTGCCGTTGCTTATAATAGCAACCCTGCATCTTTAGATAATTTAGAGCAATTAATAATGAGTATTCTGGCAGTTATTCCTAACGGATATGTTGTCGGATCGGTCGATAGACCAACAGTTACACAAGTCGGAGCATCAAATTTATTGATCTCTGATATTTCAGTATCAACCTATTATCAACAAACAACCTAAGGAGCGAAAATGCCTACCACCGTTATAACAGGTCGGGATGTTACCTTCACAATCGGCGGTAACAATTTCGATGCACAAGCTACAAGCGCAACTCTTACTGGCGAAATGGATCGTCAGACATACGAAACACTAGACGGAAAAGTCTTTAAAGTTATCGATAACAATTTCACATTTGATGTTGAAATGTTAGCCGACTGGGGCGCAACTGGATCTCTATGCGAGATTCTATGGGGCGTTTCTGAATCAGCACCAAACACAGGAATCAACACAGTATTCACAGCAACATCAGGCGCAGTCTTTACTTTCCAAGTATTGCCATCATGGCCATCAGCTGGTGGAACTGCACCAGATGCACAAACAGTTTCTCTTTCATTCCAAGTAATTGGCGTGCCAGCAGAGAACTTCGCTTAACAAATAAAACGGGAGCAAAAAATGAAACTAGCAATTACAATTACATATAACTCAGGCGATGAAGCAACTTATACAGCCCAACCGCCTGAGTGGGCTAAATGGGAGCAGAAAACAGGAAACATCATTAGTCAAGCATCTGAAAAGATTGGCGTTAGTGATTTGATGTTTTTGGCTTATCACGCACATAAGCGTGAAGCAGCTGGTAAGGCTGTCAAACCTTATGAAGCATGGATGGAAACTGTTACCGATATTCAAGTCGGTGATGCAAACCCAAAAGCCATCCAGTAGGAAGCCTAAGTCGATTATTGGTGCAGTTGTCAATGGCAACTCAAATTCCAATGAGTGAATGGGTTGATGGATCGGATGTTTTAACAGCTTTAGAGATATTGGAGGATAGGCATAAAAAATGACCCAACCTTCAATTGTCTATGAAAAAAAAGAATTAAATAAGTTTGCCAAAGTTATTAGAAGCATGGGCGATATAGCTAAAGAGGAAACTGCTAAGCGAGTTGGTGCGTTAGCCCAAAGAGAGCTTGATGAAATTCGTCGTATTGCTTCATCGAGAGGCAAGGTTGCAGATCGTATCGCTCAAGGTGGAAAAATTAGCAAATCATCTGTATTAGGTGAAATTAAGTTTGGCTTTGCTAGTCAAAAATTCTCAGGTGGTGCAACTACTCAATTCAATACTAGAAACGATCCTAAAGGTAGTCGTCTAGGTATTGGAGCAGCCACAGAGTTTGGATCTAAGAATTACCCACAATTTCCAAGATGGTCTGGGCCAATGTCTAAAGGGCCGGGATCTCGCGGTTGGTTTATTTATCCAACTATCAGACATTTACAGCCTACAATTATCAAAGAGTTTGAGGAAATCATTTTAGAAATAAGAAATGAGTTTGTAAATGGCTAGTAATAGTAGAACATTAACTTTAGCTTTAGCAGCCGATATTGATGGGTTGCGCGATGGCTTAAAACAAGCTGAAAAGGTAGTAGATAATTCAGCAGAGTCAATTAGAGAATTTGGTAAAAAAGCGGCATTGGCATTTGCTGCCGTTGGCGCAGCAGCGACCGCATTTGCAGTATCAGCAGTCAAAGCAGCAGCTGAGGATGAAAAGGCTCGCAAGAATTTAGAGCAAGTTATAAGATCCAGCACGCAAGCAACTGAGCAACAAATTGCAGGAATTGACAAATACATAACTGCTCAATCTATTGCTACTGCGACAACCGATGATGTTTTAAGACCTGCATTCTCAAGACTTATCAGATCTACTCAAGATGTAACTAAGGCTCAAGATTTATTGACTTTGGCTCAAGAGATTAGCATAGCCACAGGCAAGCCACTAGAAAGCGTCACAAATGCCCTAGGAAGGGCTTATGACGGGTCAAATACCGCTTTGGGTAAGTTAGGTCTAGGAATTGATGCGACCACCCTTAAAACCAAATCTTTCGATGAAATTACTACTCAATTAGCTCAAACCTATAATGGATTTATTGCCAATGAAGCAACCAATGCTGAGTTTAAATTTAAGCAACTATCTATTGCTGTTGATGAAACTAAAGAACAAATTGGTGCAGCTTTATTACCTATTGTCAAACAATTAGCAGATTATTTACTAGCCACAGCCGTTCCTTTAATTCAAGCATTTGCTGCTGGATTTTCAGGCGAGGATGGCGTGACTGCTGGCATAACTGAAGCAACTGAAGGCGCATTCAAATTTGGGAATCAAATAAAAGAAACTCTTAAATTTGTTGTAAGTATTAAAGATGAACTAATTGTATTGGGTGCAATTATCACTGGAGTATTTGTTGCCAATAAGATTGCTGCTTTTGTTACCGCAATAATGACTTTAGTAACTGCCATGAAAGCATTAAGAACTGCTGCTGCTGGTGCTGCTGTTGCTACTGCATTTGCAACCGGTGGAGCATCTGTTGGAACTGCTGCTGCTGCTTTAGCAGCCGTTGCTGCAACTTATGGTTTAAGTCAATTAGCAGGTGGTGGAGATATTGGTGGAAACGCTGCTGGTAACTATCCAAGCAGTCCAAGCAACTTTACTTATGGTGCAGGTAATCCTGGTGTAACTAACATTTATGTAAGTGCTATTGATGGCGAAGGTGCAGCAAGAGCTGTTGGAAAAGTAGTTAATCAAAGCGCAGCTCGAAGCGTGCCAGTATTTAGTGGAAATGGAATTAGACTAAATTGACAGCATGGGCTCCAGATTGGAAATTAACTGTCGGTGGGGTCGATTATACTGACATAGCGATTAGCGATATTCAGCATCAAACTGGTCGCGATGATATTTATACTCAGCCAAGCCCATCTTATATTCAAATTAGCCTTGTTGCCTTAAATGGTCAAACCTTACCTTTTGACATAAATGACAGTTTAGATTTACAGGTCAAAGATAGTTCAAGCACTTATGTTAGTTTATTTGGTGGCGACATTACCGATGTAACTGTTGAGGTCGCTCAAAGCGGTGCAGCTGGCACAGTTATCGCATACAGACTTATTGCAATGGGTTCACTTGTCAAATTAGCAAAAGAAATTTGGGATGGCAACATTCCACAAGATGAGGATGGCAACCAAATCTATGACATTCTCTCTAGCGTATTGCTTGGAACTTGGAATGATGTGCCAGCAGCTTCCCAATGGTCAACCTATAATCCAACCGAAACTTGGGCAAATGCTGTAAATTTAGGATTAGGCGAAATAGATCAGCCCGGTCTTTACACAATGCAACATCAACCGACTACAACTGACACGATTTATAACATTGTTTCAGATATTGCTAGTTCAGCATTTGGTTATATCTATGAGGATAATGCTGGAAATATAGGTTATGCAGATGCAGACCACAGGCAAAATTATCTTTTAACTAATGGTTATATTGAATTAGATGCCGGTCATGCTTTAGGTGCTGGACTTTCAACTGTTATGCGTTCATCAGATGTTAGAAATGACATTTACATAAATTATGGCAACAATTATGGATCACAAAAAACAGCTAGTGATGCCGCATCAATTGCCCTATATGGCTACAAAGCCGAAACTATCAATTCTAGGATTCATGGAGCTGTCGATGCCCAAGCAATTGCTGATCGCTATATTGCCCAAAGAGCTTATCCAAGACCATCATTTCAATCCATAACCTTTCCAATAACTAACCCTGAAATCGACAACGCTGATCGTAATGATTTGCTGGGTGTATTTATGGGAATGCCAGTCAATATCAAAAACCTGCCAACTCAAATATCCAATGGCGAGTTTGAGGGTTATGTTGAGGGCTGGTCATGGAGCACAAGATTTAATGAACTATTTTTGACAATCAATGTTTCGCCTGTTGAGTTTAGCCAAGTGGCGATGCGTTGGAATACAACACCAATTACAGAGGCTTGGAACACTTTAAGCCCAACTTTGACATGGGAATACGCTACAATCGTAGCCTGAGATAAAGGACAATATGGCAACCACTACCAATTATAGCTGGAGCACTCCAGATGATACCGCGCTGGTCAAAGATGGCGCAGCAGCGATCCGATCACTTGGAACTGCAATCGATACCACAGTATTTACAAATGCTGGAGCAGCAATAAATAAATCTATTGTTGATGCTAAAGGTGATTTAATTGCAGCCACAGGTGCAGATGCAGTAACTAGAGTTGCTGTTGGAACGAACGGACAATATCTCAAAGCTGATAGCACAGCATCAGGTGGAGTTGCTTGGGATACATTACCAGCATCTGGTGGTTTCACTTTAATATCAGAAACAACTGCTAGTGCTAATACTGACATAAACTTAACATCTATTCCAGCAACATATAAACAATTATTAGTAGTTTGGTCTGGACTATATCCAAGCAATACATCAAGCACTTTCAGTTTTAGACTAAACAACGATAGCACCGCAAACATTTATGAAGGAGTAGTTGCAATAGCAGGTGGAACAAGTGTTGGCGGCTTTAGTTTAGACAATGCAGATGATGCAAACAATGGAATTGGAATTTTTGGAAGTGGCGCACAATCTAGTTCAACGGATTATGAAATGCAATGTAAAGGTTCTATTCTTATTGATAATTATGCTTCAACAAGCAAATTTAAGTTTTATGAAGGTAAATCCAGTTGGCGGGCAAATGGCAGCGTTTATAGGTCATCGGTTGTAAATGGCGTTTATAAAGATACCTCAGCAATTACATCATTTGACATTGTTAGAATTGGCGGAACAGGAACATTAACAAATGCAACTTCAACTTCAATTAGATTGTATGGGTTATCATAATGAGTAAATTAATTGTTAATTGCGAAACAGGCGAAGAAATTGTCAGAGAATTAAACAAAGCCGAAAAAGATCAGCATAAAATTGATGAGGCAAAAGCGGTTGCAGCAAAAGCAGAATTAGATGCGAAAGAAGCAGCACGCCAAGCAATTCTTAATCGTTTAGGTTTAACTGCTGATGAAGCAAAATTGATTCTTGGCTAATGAAGCCATATTTATCTAAAGCTGCTGAAACATTACGCGACCAAATAAATGGAGCGTTCTTGGATCGCAGCCGGAAGTCTGATGGATGGATCGGTGATCTTAAGCATCAATCTAGAAAATCCGATCATAACCCAAGACCAGACGGAGAAGTTTGCGCGATCGATATTGACGCTGGCTTATCTGACGAACAAGGGATTAGTCATGCTCTGGCAGATCAACTTCGACTCACAGCAAAAAAAGATAAGCGTATATCTTACATAATCTTTAGTAAGAAAATCTGCTCAAGTAAATCATTATGGCGATGGGTCAAATATCGCGGCATCAACCCACATGATAAGCATATTCATATTTCTTTCAAACCAAATCAAAATGGCAAGAAGTTCGACATCCCACTACTGAAAGGCAATTAATGAAACTATCTA